AACGACAGTGGCGTTACATATATCTACGCAGCCTTTGCCGAGGCACCCTTTAAGTACAGTTTAGCCCGATAGGAGTAACAAATGTTTCAACTCAATGGCAACCCAATCTCAATAGATTCTGAAGTCACCATCAATGGAGTACGTTATCCACACCTCCGTGATCCAGCCCTGCGTGAGCAACTAGGCATCGTAGAGGTATCAGACCCTGAGCAGTATGACCAAAGGTTCTACTGGGCTGCAGGCTTGCCAAAGCTGCTAGATGATAGAGAAGAATCTGACGAGGAAGGTAATCCTCTCTACGTCAAGGTCTTGGGCGTGGTCAACGGTGAGCCTGCAATGGTGGACTCAGCAGAGAGACTTGTTACCAAGGGACTCAAGAGCCAATGGACTGCACAGGTCAAAGACACGGCTGGCAAGATGCTTGCCCAGACTGACTGGATGGTTGTTCGCAAGGCAGAGCGTAACATTGATGTGCCTGCTGCCGTAGCTGCCAAGAGAGCAGCAATCGTGGCTGAGTGCGACAGGCTCGAGGCAGCCATCACAGGTTGTGCAGATGTAGAAGCATTGATTACTGTTGTAGGCTCACAGAACTGGCCCCAATGAACGCAATGTGGCAGATGTGGCAGCAACGGTACTCTAAAGAACTTTGTAGCACCATAATAGAACAAGCAAAAGAGATAGAACCGCAGGATGCAGTAATAGGTTTCCAAGGCTCTAATGTAGACACCAAGATTCGTAGAAGTAAGGTTAGGTGGATCAATAGAGACAATAAAGACCTTGGTTGGCTGTACCATGAGATAACAAACTTATTTCATATTGCTAATCACAATGCCTTTGGATCTGAGTTGTGGCACTTAAATGAGATTCAGTTTACAGAGTACAACGCAGAAGACCAAGGTTATTATAATTGGCACAATGATGTAAACTGGGATGATGGTAGACAAGTACACAGGAAGTTATCTCTGGTGTGCCAACTGTCTAGCCCAGAAGAGTATGAAGGTGGGGAGTTTGAGATGCAGCCGTTACATCTCAGCGCCCCTAAACAAGAACACCTTAAGACACAAGGAACTGTTTTAGTGTTTCCATCCTTTGTAGTTCATAAGGTAAACCCCGTAACCAAGGGCACTAGACACTCGCTAGTAGCCTGGATGGAAGGACCTAAGTGGAGATAGTTATGTCACCAATAGACCAAGTTAAAGGCCAACTTGACACCCATGAAGCAGTCTGCGCTGAACGCTATGCAGGCATCAACGCTAGACTAAAGAGACTAGAACAGATCCTTCTTGGGACTACTGGTTTCATCGTAGTTCTACTACTCAGTTTAGTTCTTAAAGTAGGTTAAGATGAGCAGAAAAGTATCAGCAGTTACAACTAAGACCACTACTACCAAGGAAACTATTCTTACGGTGCCTACGAAGAATACTGGTCTTTGGCAGTTAATGTACATCATTAGTCTTACCGGCAACGACACTCCAAAGGTCTACTGGTATGATGTTTCTACCAATACTGAGTATTTCTTGGTTGGTGGTAAAAACTTAGGTGCTGGTGAGTATATTATGTTAGATGGCAATACAGAGGTAGTAATGCAGGCTGGCGACCAGATTCGAGTACAAAACTCTAGCACCAACACAGTAACCTATGTAGCCACTGTAGAGTTTGTTCCTGAAACCGCAGTTCAATTCCAATTCTAAGGAGAATAGTATGCCAATGGTCGGAAAGAAGAAGTTCCCATATACTGCTAAAGGTAAAAAAGCAGCTGAGTCCTATGCCAAGAAAGAAGGCTACAAATCTGCTAAAGGCATGAAGATGCACGAAGGTTCAGAGTCTAAGGCTATGGAAGCAAAAGAGAAAAAAGCAAAGAGGATGAAATAATGCCACTTAAAAAAGGATACTCACAAAAGACTGTCTCTGAGAATATTCGTAAAGAGATGAAGGCTGGTAAACCGCAGAAGCAGGCAATTGCGATTGCTCTGTCTACTGCTCGTAAGGCAAAGTCAAAGGCCAAGAAATGAAGCCCGGCCTCTATGCCAACATCAATGCCAAACGTAAACGGATAGCGGCGGGATCTGGTGAGAAGATGCGTAAGGTCGGCTCCAAAGGCGCCCCCACTGCTAAGGCCTTTAAACAAGCTAAGAAGACTGCGAAGAAATAATGGTAAAGAAAGTATATCAGAACCCAGAAGGTGGCTTAAACGCCAAAGGCAGGGCATACTTTAAGAACAAGGAAGGCGCTAACCTGAAGCCTCCCGTGTCTTCTAAAGAGGCTGCAAAGTCTCCTAAGAAGGCTGCTCGTAGGAAGTCTTTCTGTGCCCGTATGAGTGGTGTTCCAGGGCCAATGAAGGATTCTAAGGGCAGGCCAACAAGGAAGGCTCTAGCACTAAAGAAATGGGATTGCTAAATGGCAAACAAAACTTACTTAGAACTTGTCAACGAAACCTTGGTTCGCTTGCGTGAGCCAGAGGTTACTGCGGTTACTGACAACGCCTATTCTAAACTTATTGGTAGGTTCATCAACGATGCTAAACGGCAGGTTGAAGATTCCTATACTTGGAATGCTCTGTCAGAAACACTGACTGTTACCACCTCTGCTAACCTGTTTAACTATGTGCTAACTGGTATTGGTCAGCGGTTTAAGGTCATCGATGTTATTAACTCACAGTCTGACTGGTTCTTAAACTACGAGACAACCAGGAAGATGGACGAGTTGTTTTTAAACAGCGGCACAGTTTTAGTTGGTGCTCCTGATCGTTATAACTTTAACGGCGTAGACTCTAACGGAGATACACAGGTAGACCTCTACCCAATCCCTGATGGTGTCTATGACATCTACTTTAACGTCATTAAGCCACAGGCAGAATTTACCGCTGCTTCGACACAGATCAAGGTTCCATCAGAGCCTGTAATCTTCTTAGCCTATGCCAAGGCTTTGAATGAGCGTGGTGAGGACAGTGGACTAAACAGTGCTGAGGCTTATGAGTTGTATCGCCAGTCTCTATCAGACCACATTGCTGCTGAGGCTAACCGCTATCCTGAAGAACTCATCTGGGGTTCCATTTAATGAAAAGAATACAGACCGCTACTATTGCTGCTCCGGGCTTTCTAGGCCTAAACACGCAAGAAAGCAGTATTCAGTTGTCTTCAGGCTATGCTCTGAGGGCACAGAATTGTGTCATTGATAGATATGGTCGTATTGGGGCTAGGCGTGGCTGGACACCTGTAAACACAGCAGTCAACACAGACTTAGGCTCTTCTAATCCTGTAGAGTTTATCTTTGAGATGATTGATGTCGGTGGCAATCAGACCATCAGTGCCGGTAATAACAAGTTGTTTACTGGCACCACAACGATGACCACCAAGACTGTTAGGACACAGGCCAACACTGCTGATGTGTCTTACACGATAACAGGCAACAACTGGCAAGCCGCAGCTTTGCCCTATGGTGACGGCGCTGACGCAATTTCCCATGCCTACATGGTACAGACAGGACACCCTGTACTGGTCTATCATAACCTACCTACTCCTGGCACTGGTGCTACCTTTTCTGTAACTACAGTAAGCGGCGGGGCTATTACCGCAGTCTCTGTTACCGCTGCTGGCTCTGGTTACGGTGTTGGCGATGTTCTGACTATGTCAGGCGGCAGTGGTAGCAATGCAAAGTTTACAGTAGCCACATTAAGTGGTACAGGTGTTGCAACAGTCACTATTACCGTTGCTGGTACAGGCTACACTGCTGGTAACTCTTTGACCAGCACAGTGACCACTATTGCTAACGCACACTCACATTCTGGCTCCTTTGGCTTTCAGCAGTTAGGTGATGTTGGTACGCTGCCTACAGGATATTCCATAGCAGATTTTAAGCCTAATTGTGCCTTAGCTGCCTATGGTCGTATCTGGATGGCAGACATTGTTGGTGACAGGCAGACTGTGTACTTTAGCAGGCTCTTGGATGGTTCTGACTTCCAAGGCGGTGACTCAGGCTCTTTGTCGATCAATTCTGTGTTCCCCAACAATGACCAGATTATCGCTCTAGCGGCTCACAACGGCTTCCTAATCATCTTTGGTAGGAACAACATTGCTATCTACAGCAACCCCATAGATGTTACTGCCTTGGCTTTGGCAGACTTTATCCCCAATGTCGGCTGTATTGCTAGGGATTCTGTCCAGAACACAGGCACAGATATTGTCTTCCTGTCCGACTCTGGTGTGCGTAGCCTTCAGCGGGTCATCCAAGAGAAGTCCTTACCTATGCGGGACCTGTCTAAGAATGTCCGTGATGACCTGATTACTGCGGTAGCCTCAGAGACAGCCAGCACCATCAAATCTGTCTATTATGACCGGGATGCCTTTTACCTGCTTACTCTGCCAGCAACTAAGGTTACCTATTGCTTTGATATGCGGGGTGCTCTACAGGACGGTGCTGCCCGTGTCACTATATGGGATAGCCTTGATCCGAAGGCCTTATTCGTTAACCAATCCAAGGAACTGCTGTTAGGCAAGCCTGGGTATATTGGTAAGTACTTTGGACACCTAGATAATGCAGCCACTTACCGACTACAGTATTACACCAATTACTTTGACTTTGGCAGCCCAACAGCCTTAAAAGTCCTTAAAAAGATAGGATTTGTGGTCATTGGCGGCTCTGGTGACGCTGTAGCCATCAAATGGGGCTTTGATTACAAAGAAAATTACAATAGTGAAACGAAATTGCTTGACATTGGCGTAGTTTACGAGTATAATATAGGAGAATACAACATTGCTGAATTCTCCAATGGTGTCGTTCTAGACCAGTTCCAGGTCAATGCAGGCGGTACCGGGGCTGTCCTACAACTAGGACTAGAAGCCGAATTAAATGGTGATCCTCTTTCTATTCAGAAAATCGATGTCTATGTCGCACAAGGAAAAACAGTATGAGCAATTTAGCAGTAGTCACAAAAACAAAACATTGTAAAAAATGTGACAAAGTACTGCCTTTATTTTCCTTTACTAAAAACGCAGCATCCAAAGACGGTCTACAATTTGCTTGTAAAACTTGTGATAATTTAAGGCAACAAAAAAGAAGAATTGAAAAGAAAAAAGAAATACAAGAGTATGGAAAACAATACAGGATTAAACATACTGATGATCTGGACTTTAGGCTTCAGGGGTTATTAAACGCCTCAAGAGCACGTTCTAAAGAAAAGAATAGAGAAAATACACTTACCAAGCAAGATTTATTTGAGTTATTTCCAAAGGACGGTTGCTGTCCTATATTTGGTTTTAAATTAGAATGGAACGGAACTGGTTTTAGAGAGACCAGCCCAAGTATAGATCGTATTGACTCAACTAAGGGCTATACAAAAGACAATGTTCAAATTATTTCTTGGAAAGCAAATCGTATTAAAGGTTATGCATCTGTAGAAGAATTAGAAGTCTTATTAGCCTACTTGAAACAAGGAGAATAGAAATTAGCAATTACACGAAAGCAACTAACTTTGCATCTAAAGACGCACTCAGCACTGGTAACCCATCAAAGGTTATCAAAGGCACTGAGATTGATGCGGAATACACCGCCATTGCCTCTGCCATATCATCCAAGGCAGATAGCAACAGCCCTACCTTTACAGGTACGCCGTTAACTCCTACGGCCTCGGCAGGAACTAGCACAACACAGATTGCTAGTACAGCCTTCGTAGCTACAGCAGTAGCAGCAGTGTTTCCTAGCGGCGGTATTATTCTTTGGTCTGGCTCTGCTGCATCTATACCTTCTGGATGGGTATTGTGTAACGGTTCTAACAGCACTCCTGACTTAAGGAATAGATTTGTTGTCGGTGCTGGTTCTACTTACACGGTAGGCGATACTGGTGGTTCTGCTAACGCTATCGTTGTGTCGCACACCCACACTGCTACTGTAACAGACCCAGGTCATACACACGGTATTGGAACAACAGCACAACAACTAACCGCAGGAACAAACGCATCACAGTTTCAAAATAATACATTTAATCTTTCATCTCAGTCTGCTACTACTGGTGTTACAGTAAGTAACAGCACAGAAGGGTCTTCAGGCACTAATGCTAACCTGCCCCCGTACTATGCTCTTTGCTACATTATGAAGACTTGATGAATAAAGAACAAATAAAAGAATATCTAACTAAGTCTAAAGATACCAGAATAAGATTAGACAACTTAGTTGAAAATGAACATGGTTTTATGTCTTGGACTGAGCATGACGATGCTTTAGTTGCTCTGCAAGTTTATGGTGATGGATATTATTGGAATATCTACCTCAATGAACTAGCAAAGCAATTAGGCTACAAGAAAATAATCATGGGCACTAAGCGTAACTATAAAGCATTTGAGAAGAAGTTTGGTTTTAAACTAACTGGATACATTTTAGAAAAAGAGGTAATATAAATGAGTGCAGTAATCGGAGCCGCTATAGGCGCTAGTGCAACAAGATCAGCAGCTAATAAACAAGCTGAAGCAGCTAGGTATGCAGCCGATGCTCAAGAACGTGCTGCACAATTAGCAGCCGAAGAGGCTAGGTTTAGACCTGTAGGAATCTCTACTAGGTTTGGACAATCACAGTTCCAGTACGGTCCTGAAGGCCGTCTTAGCGGCGCTAGTTATACTACATCGCCAGAGATACAGGCTCTTCAAAACCGACTTTCTGCTCTATACGGAGATAGTCTAGGGCTTGCAGAACAGGCTGTAGCGCCTTCTCAGACCTTGTTTGGTCTTGGTCAACAATACCTTGCACAGTCTCCAGAGCAGGCTCGTAACCAATACTTGCAAGAACAGTATGCAATGCTTGACCCTATCCGTCAGCGTGAAGAGCAACGCTTAGGTGCTTCTGTGTTTGGTCGTGGTCGTGCAGGCCTTAACATTGGTGATGTAGGTCAGCCTGAGTTGGCTGCATTGGCTAATGCAAGACGCACACAAGACTTGCAATTGGCTGCACAGGCAGAACAAGAAGCAAGGAATCGTATTGCTTATGGCACTAGTTTATTTGGTGAGTCTGGTAAATTACAGACATCGGCACTAGCACCATTCCAGACCCAGTTCGGTGTATCTCAGTTGCTTGAGCAGGCAGGTCAACAACCTCTGGATATTGGTGCTCAGTTGGGTGGCAGGTCGGCTCTTGCTGGCGCACAAGCTGGTCGTTCTTTATTAGAAGGCGGCATGGCAGCAGCACAGACTAGACTTGGTGGTCAACTATCACAGATTGGTACTAGGAGTCTTGCTAGTCAAAACCTAATGAAAGACTTTTTTGGAAGTCTAGGATTTGGTCAACAACAAGCACCAGCACCTATAAGTCAAGCAACTCCGTATTATCCAATGGGAACAGGTAGTGGTGGAGGCTTTGCTTATAACCCTGACATTGATACAGCAGGTGGTTATTACGGATCATCTTCAGGCTTTGAAAACATGAGTGGCGGTTACGACCCTAGGTAAAGGAAATAGAAATGGCAGAGCAAACATTATTTGGTTCTTATAATCCTCAGTTGATACAGCAGGCTATCGAGGCTGAACGTGAGCGTGGATTACTAGAGCAGGCTAAGTTAACCCCACAGCAGATTATTAATCTTGGTGCTGCTAGATCAGGCCAGCAGATGGGTCAGGCCTTAAGTGGTGTTGTCAATACTTTATTTGGTCTGCCTTCGGTGCAGGACCCAAGGCTACAGCAGGCACAGTTGGGACAACAAGCCTACCAAGAAGCCTTACAGGCCTCAGGTGGCGATGCTTCTTCACCAGATTTCTTTAAGAAGTTATCAGACTCTGCGGCTAGATTGGGTGTAACTACATTGGCTCAACAGGCGGCTGTGCAAGCTGCTAGGATAGAGTCTGAGCAGGCCCTAAGAATACAGAGATTAGCGTCAGCACAAGCATCATTAAGAGAAAAACCTGTTGCTGATGGAAGCAAAGAATATCAAAAGTATAAAGAACTAAAAGCACTAGGCATGAGTGATCCTGAGGCCCGTAATGCTGCTTATGGTATTAAACCTGCTGCTGGCGGTGAAGAAGGTCCTAAAGTTGGCTTCAGCAAAACAGGTGTTTACACTAATAAATTTGGTGAGGTTATCCCCGCTACTGAGATGAGTAAGCAAAGAACTGGATTCCAATCAGCAGAGGACTTACTAAATAAACTAAATAAAATTACAGAAGAAGATATTAAACAAGCTGAGTCTTTTATTGATTACACTCAAGGAGAAACTAGAAAAACAATTGGTGGCACGTTTGCTTCTAAAACATTAGATGCTCAAACAAAGATTGCCGCAGGCCAACTTCTTCAGCAGATTGAGGCATTACCGCCAGGATCTGCTTCAGATGCTGACATGAGAGCAGCATCAAGGTCGTTTCCTGGATATGGAGATGCTACCGCACTTCGTAATTGGGTTAACAGAACCAAGGCAGACTTAAATGAATCTTTGTCTCGGCAGTCAGAAAGATATGGTTTTTCACGCAAAGTAAACGCAACTGCTACAGTAGGTACTAGTAAACAAAGCTCAAAGGCTTCAGCAAAACCAGTAGGTCTTTCAGATGCAGAGTGGAATGCAATGACACCGGCAGAAAAGGAACTGTTTAAATGACCTTAGAACAACAACAGGCATTAGCCCGTGCCCGTGCTAGACTTCGGGTGCAACAGCAAGAGGCAGAACCACAGCCAAGCTATGAAGGCTTCTTTGAAACAGGTGTTCCATCAGAAGAGCCTGCACAGATAGGAACCTTTGGAAAGATTGTAAAAGGTGCCATTGTTGATCCGCTTGAGGCTATCACTCAGATTGTAGGCGGCGAGGCTGGCAGGAGAGGTGTTGCTGAACGTGAGGCATCCTATCAAGCAAGACGGCAACGGATGGGTGAAGAAGGTATTGAAGGTGCTCGTTTATTTGGTAATGTGATAAGCCCTATTGCTAACATACCTGTTTTAGGTGTAGCGCAACGTGCAGCACAGGCAACTACCCTTGGTGGTCGTGTAGCTGCTGGTGCCGGTGCAGGTGCTGCTGGTACATTGCTACAGCCTGTATCAGAGGCCCCAAGTGCCTTTGGAGACTTTGCTGCTGAGAAGGTTGAGCAGTTAGGGTTGGGTGCTGTCCTAGGCGGCTTCATACAGGGCGGTGTTGAGACTATTAAAGGTGGTGCTAAGTTCTTAGTGGACCTGTCTAAGCCAATGACTAAGAACGGTCAGAAAAAGATTATACAAGAATACTTTGATGATCTTGCTGGCCCAGATAAGGCAAAGTTTATAGCAGCACTAAACAAAGCAGATGAACTTGTTGAAGGTAGTAGACCAACAGCAGCGCAGGCTTTAGCAGAGGTTCCAGAGGCAGTTAATCTATTATCAGCACAAGCCAGGATTGCTCGTACTCCAGAAGGTGCTCCTATCTTTGCCCGTAGAGAGGCAGAGCAACAGGCAGCAAGGTTAGCAGAATTACAGACTGTTGGAGGCACAGAAGCAGACTTAGCGGCAGCACAGGCAGCAAGAACAGCCGCTACTGCTCCGTTGCGTGAAGAAGCACTGATGCAAGCAAACATTGCTGGAGAGTTAGCACCACGATTAGAGGCCGATGTTGCAGCTAGAGAAGCAAGCCGCATTCGAGCACTACAAGAACAAGGGCGGTTTCAAACAACAGCAGCAGAGCAGGGTGTGTTAGCGCAACAGCCATTTACCCCTGTTGCTGGATTACCTAGAGTTTCTAGCCGATATAGCCCTAGTGTTGACCGTATTGTTGAGGCAACTGAAGCTGCTAAGGACACTGGAAACATTGTTGCACAGAGAACAGCAGAGCGTGACTTTAAAGCAATTCAACTACAAAGTTTAGCCGATGAAGGTTTCTTTCCTCTTCGTGTAAACGATATTGTTGGAAATGTAGATAAGATTCGTGTTGCCCCAGGGCAGAGATCATCAGAGGTTGTTCAAAGAACCTTTGATTCGTTGCGTCAGAAACTTACAGACCCTGCTTATGTCAAGCCTAACGGGATTATTGATTCTCGTGATTTGTACACAATCCGTAAAGAGATTGGCAACGATATCAAGAAGTTTGCACAAGAGGCTCAGAATTGGGATGCAAAGTTAACAGCCGGTCTTGAAAAGAATATCAAAACTTACATCGATAACTCTATTGAGTCTGCCGGTGGTGTACGTTGGAAAGAGTACCTAGATAACTTTTCTAAGTATTCTACCAAGATTAACCAGATGCAGATTGGACAGGCTCTTGAGCAGAAACTTAATTCTGCTTTAGACGTAGAAAGAGCAGGTGCTTTTGCTCAGGCAGTGCGTGAAGCAGCCTCTAC